CAGCTCTACGAGCTTTTTCTTTAGCTGATAATCTATACCGACCTTTCTCTCCTTCTTTGAGTTTAGGTCTTCCTTTTTTCTTAGGTGTTTCCAAGTACTTCAGCCTCTACATCTGATAGTTCTAACTCTTCTGCTTTTTTTGCAGGTAACAAAACAACAGCATGTACGTGTTTGTTTTCTGTTACTACTTCTTGTCGTTTAGATATACCACATCTATCAAGTATGTCAGTTGCTGCTTCAAACCTAAGTTTCTGTCTAGCTATTGGTTCTTCTGTTGTTCCTGATAAAGCATCCTTTATCTGTCCTACTGCATTGGCTGTTGTCGTTGCTAACAACTCTTTTGCTCTGTCTATAATGTGAGGTCGCATAGCTTTCGATACTGAAGACCTTGAGGACTCCGAATAGCCTGCTTGCAATAGACTTTGGGTGATATTCCCAAAGGTTTTTTCTCCTTCCGCAAAGTATGCGTCAAGAAAATCTTGTTGTTTCTCTGTTAATTCTTGTGATTTTTTACGTTGCGGTGTTAACATTATCTTGGATATACCTTACCGCCATTAGCGTATCTTTTGTTTTGTGATATATATTTCATTACTCCACCCCTTTTAGCGTAGGTAGAAACGTTAGTAGGCTTACCTCCTACTCCTTGTGCTTTTGATCTCTTACGTCTTACAGCACTAGCCCTTTGGCTTTTAGACATTCTATTTGCTTGTGCTCTAGGAACACACTTAGGATATTTTCTTTTAGAACCTTTAGCTGATTTTCTACCACAAGATTGAAATTTACCGTCTTTCTTTTTGGCTCCTATATCTACCCAATCGCCTTTCGGTCCTTTGCCAAACCATTCTTTTAGGCTCACTTATAGCCTCCGCCACGTTTTTTATATTCTCTAACTAACCATGCATTTGCATATGCTGAAGGGTAAACCTTAAATTTTCTTTTAGCTGCTGCTTTTACAGAAGCATATAGTTTAGGATTTGTAGGTGTAGGACCTTTTTTCTTTTTCTTTTTAGCTTTACCACCTTTTTTCATATTTGTGCCTTTAGCTATGCCTTTTGCTCTGTCAGATAAATCTTTAAAATGAACTACAACTTTACTATTCTTTGTATGGTTTTTACCAGTATGTATGGTGCCATCATCCATTTTATGCACATTACCTGTATACTCTTTACCAGTTTTAAAATAATGTTTTGTACTTTTACCCATTAGTTGTACCTACGTAACAAATGTTCTACACCTCTGTAAGAACCTCGTCTATAACTAACTTTCATTTTTGTTCTATCGAGTTTGTAATCAGTACCTCTGTATTTCTTTTTAAGACCTTTTCTTATGTCAACTAGAGGATATTTAATAGTTTTTAAATTTGTTTTATGTATTCTTTCCATTAGCACTTCCACCTTCTTCTAGCTTGCCTAATACGTGAATTAGGATTGTTTCTTGTTTTAGCAGAACTTCTTTTCAGTTGTCCCAGTGATCTTGCACAGTAAGACTTACGTCTTTTTGCTGCCTTACTTCCTTTCTTTACTTTGCCAGTAACGGCTGTCTTCAGTTTAGAACCAGGGTTTGCCTTTCTGTAGGCTTTTACACCCTTGGCTGTCATACCTGCACCTTTCTTAGTAGGTCGGTAATTAGCACCCTTACCTTTGGTAGTTCTAGGTATGGACTTGGCTTTCTTCCTAGCCATTACATAGTTCCCATAGGTTTCCTTGGGTTAGGCATGTTAGCACTTCCACCATACTTTTTATTTTCAGATGTATAGTTTTTCATTTTGCCACCGTAAGACATTTTCTTTCTAGTCTTACATACGTTACCACCTGTGCCCATGTCTTGATTCTTTTCAAATCCTTTAGCCCCTACTTGAATAAGATAATCTTTTCTGGTAATCTTACCATCACCACTATGATCTTTTAAACTCATTACATCTTTCCTTTTCTTGGGAATATTCCACCACCGTACCTTTTATCCATAGAGGTGTATACTTTTCCACCACCCATCATGCCTTTTTTCTTTTTCATTTCACCACCGTACATCATATCTTTTTTCTTTTTATCGCCATGGATTTTACCACCGCCCATCTTTCGTAAACTGTCAGCAGCTTTTTTTACTTTTTTCATATCTACACCATCACCCTTTTTTCCTCTTTTTATTATTGCCTTAGAACCTGATTTAGTGGTGGGTCTTTTTCTACCTGAAGTAATCTGTTCTTTACTTATACCTTCTCTTCTCATAAGTTCGCCTATCTTGTTGAGAACATCGGCTCTTCTAGTAGAACCTAAACCTGATTTTTTCCCAGCCCTTTTTCTTTTTATCGCCTTTCTAGCCATTTTAGCTGCATCACGCACTCCGCCTAACATTGCCATTTTATATCTCCTAATTGTTTATTATTTATTAAATGCCTACAGAAGGGTGAGGAGAGGTAGAGAAAAACGTTGCATCTTCCTATGGCTTGCAAGCTCTTGATGGGTTACATATACTACCTCTCAAGGTAACCCCCTTCATGTACCCTATTATAGAATCAATGTTGCATTTTGTCAACACAAAAAAAAATTTTTACTTGACAGTATGAATATTTGCATGTACAATGGACTTAACCCTCCTGGGGTTAATACTATATATAGGTAGGCTTTTAATCTCCCTCAGTTTTGGCTGGGGGTTTTTTTATGTTCCCTATTAAGAGTAGGCAAAACTTATTGCGACTCATTCTCAACTAACTAAAAATTAAAAAAAATCTGGCATCTGTGTATACATAGGTGTGGGTGGGGGGTGGTGACCCCTGTCTACCTCTACAAAGCACCGAGCGAAGCGAGGACATTACAACTTGTCGAACGAAGTGAGACCGAAATTCTCCCAGTGATACGACCCAGTTACAATAAAGATTTTGTTC